GGCTTTACAAATTAGATAAAAAGAAAAACGGAAATACATTTAAGAAAGCAACTACGAAGCCTTATAAAGATGGGCATGAAGGAGGAGGTGCACTTAAAATGTTTGGAATGGCTGGGCCAAATAATCCATACGGAAACAAATAATAAACAATGGCTTTTAAATTAAAAACAAAAAATCACCTATACAATAGAGGTTTAGATAAAAACAGTAATGTTTTTAAAAAAGCTTTTAAAGATCACGAAGCTGGTCACACGACTACTACAACTTCTGGAGAGTGGAGTGACTGGGTGCAAGATCCTAATAATCCAGAAAGATATACTAGAAACCGTACTAATACTACGACTTCTACAACTGGAGGTAAAGGTAACACTGGTGTAAGCTACGAAGATTCTTATAAAAATGCAGATAAGAGTAAGTACCCAACTTTAGATTCTTGGAAAAATTACGTAGATAGTTATAACAAAGGTAAAAGTAGCACTAGCTCTAATATTGAAACAGAAGAAAAGTTTGTTACTCCTAAAGTACCAACTATTCCAACAATTCCAATTAAACCTATAGAAATGGATCCTCCTGATATGACTCCAATTACGCCAGGTGAGATTAAGTTTCCAAAAAAGCCAAGAAAACCTTCTTTAATAGATAAGATTAGAAGAATAGATTTAATAGATGAAGATAAGTTTAGAAACAGAAGAAGAAGAGCGGCTTATAACATTAAAAGAGGTTTGAGAAGACTTAATCCTTTTAGGCCTAGAAGAAAAGGACCTTGTTGGTATAATTAAAAAAATAAAGACATGGCATTTAAAAAAAGAAACTCAGTAATACATGGAACTAGAATACATGATGAAATGCTAGCATTAAATTACGATGCTTGTGATTGTAGAATGGAAGATGGTAGATCTCCTTCAGCTGCATTTCAGCATAATGGATCTCCTCTTATGAGCAACGCTTTTATGGGAGCTAGAAACGAAGCTATAGAAGCTGGTAAAGATACATTTACATTAAATAATAAAACTTACAAAGTAACTGGAGATACAAAAACTAAAGACACAAAGGCTTTTCCTAAAAAATACAAAAACGGGTACGCCTTTAAAGCTGTATGCATGGATCCTAACGCTGCAAATTATGGTCAAGAGGTACCTAACGAAGAGATGGGTGGTGGTAACTACACTATATCTTACGATGGGTAAATTTAAATTAGGAAATAGACCAATGTCTAGGGATTTTAAGAACAAAGGTGTACAACTTAAAATAACTAGAAAGAACTTACCAAAAGGTACTCATGGTGAAGCTGTAAGCAAAAACGAAATAATTATAGATAAAGATATAAAAAAAGGTTCTAAGTTCTATAATGAAGTAGTTGCTCACGAAGCTCACCACGCTAAAGAAATGCAAAGCGGTAGAATAGCTTATGGTAAAGACTGGGTTAGATCAGACGGTAAAACTTATCCTAGAAAAGATGGTCATATAAAATACAACGGCCAATGGTTGCCAGAAGGTGACAAAAGCTTTCCATGGGAACAAAGAGCTGAAGCTGCTGAGTCTAGACCATTTGCACAAAAAGACGAATCAGAAGAAGTTGATTATGATTTAGGTCAAAAAGAAGCTAATGTAACAGGTGGAGATGTAGCAAGATCTATATTATTAGGCCCTGTAGGTTTAGGATATAGCATATATAGAAAATTTAAGAAGAGACAAGAAGAAAAAAGAATAAGAGAAGGCTTTGAAGACGCTGCAATAGGTGCTTACGAGCCTTTATAAACTAAATATTAACCAATAAATAAAACCAAAATGACGTATTTATACTACAAAACTACAACATGGACTAATAGTCCTAAAATTAATGAAGAAACCGTTAAACAATGGGCACACTTAGCCGATAAAAAGAACTGGCGAATAACCCAATTACCAAACGGATACTACCAAACAGAGGTTTCTCACCCTGAAAACGCTGAAGATTTTACAGATGTTACAAGAAGAGAAACTTTAGAAGGCGCAGAAGCCGCAATAAACGGCAGTATTGAGCACTTCAATAAGAAATTAGAGGCAACGAAGGGCCCAAAAGTAGTAAAAACTTTCGATAAATAGTAATAATTTAATTAAATTTAATAAAATGGAGTACAACTTACCAAGTGAACTCGTCAAAAATCTAAATTTTGGCGAGAACGCGCAAAAAAAAGTAATAGCTGGCGTTGAAAAGCTAGCAAAAGCCGTAAAATCCACATTAGGCGCAAGCGGGAAATGTGTAATATACGAAGATGGACGCGGCAAACCGGTCATAACAAAAGATGGTGTAACCGTTGCTCAAAGCGTAGTCTTATTTGATCCGGTTGAAAACATTGGAGCTACACTAATCAAAGAATCTGCAAGTAATACAGTTGAAGAGGCTGGAGATGGAACTACAACTGCTACAGTTTTAGCAGAATCACTAATCAAAAATTTTTACAAACGCAATTTAGAAAGCTTTAATCTTAGAGAAGTTAAAGACGGTATGCAAACAGCTTATAAAAAAGTCTTAAATTATCTAGAAAAAAGTAAAATAGATGTTGACGATGACATGCTAGATCACGTTGCTACAATATCTTGTAATAACGATGGTGAATTAGGTACTGTAATATCAGAAGCTTGGTCTAAAGTAGGTAAAAACGGTGTTGTTTTAATGGAAAACTCAGACACAAACGATACTTACATAGACATAGTAGATGGTATTCAAATATCTTGCCCTTTAACATCTACACATTTTATAACAGACAAAGATAAACAAGTGTGTGAATTAGATAACCCACTAGTTTTAATATGTGCAAATGAAATACCTAACGTTAGAAAAATACAAGTAGTTCTAGAATATGCTATTCAAAACAATAGATCAATACTTGTGGTATCTCCAGTTGCTCAACAAGTGAAGTCTGCTATGCTTATGAATAAAGCTAAAGGCAATATAAAAGTAAATATAATAAATTTACCTGGGTTTGGTCCTACCAAACAAGACACTATAGAAGATTTAGCTATACTAACAGGCGCAAAAGTAATAAACGAAGAACTAGGTGATGATATAAACATGATAACACCAGATCATTTAGGTGAAATAGATTACTGCGTTACCGATAATAAATCTACAATTATAACGACATTAGAAGGTTTTTCCGAAGATATAGATAATAGAATAAAGAAAGTAGAAAAACTAATATCTAAAGAAAAAAATGGATTTATAAAAAAGAAGTTAGAAGAAAGATTATCCATGCTTTCTGGTAGAGTTGCTGTAATAAAAGTGGGTGCTGATTCTCAGGTAGAGCTAAAAGAAAAGCGAGATAGAGTTGAAGACGCTATACACGCTACGAAAGCAGCATTACAAGAAGGTATTGTAGCTGGTGGAGGTGTTGCTTTATTAAACGCTAGCCAAAATATAAAACCAAGTAATATTGGTGAAGAAATACTACTTGAATCTATAACATCTCCTTTTCATACTATATTAGAAAACGCAGGTATAGAGCAAGTAGCTCCTAGACCAAAAGAAGGTTTGGGTGTTAACGTTGTTACGGGCAAAAGTGTTAATATGGTTAAAGCAGGTATTATTGACCCAGTGCTTGTTACTAAGTCAGCGCTTAAAAATGCGGTAAGCGTAGTTTCAACCATAGTGTCCGCTGATTGTGTAATTTCAAACGTAAGAGCAGATGAAAGCAATTAATGATTGTTTAATTATAGAAAAAGAGCAGCCAAAACCAAAAAAAGTTGGTGGCTTAATATTGACAGAAAAACTAGATGAAGACAATAGGTACTTAAAAGCTAAAGTAATTTCTTCTGGCGATATGGTTAAGTTTGTAAAAGAGGGCGATAGCATTTACTATGACAAACATGCTGGCCACGGTTTAAGTGTAAATGATGAGTTATACCATGTAATTAGACTTAGAGACATTGTAGTTGTGGTAGATTAATGTTGAGTCCACAAGATATAAGAGACATAGGTCTGTTTAAGTATTACAGGCTTGTTAGAAAATGGGCTTGTAAAACAAATAATTTAACAGACGCTGAGTTAGAGCTTTTAATTTATTTAGATTGCAAAGGCAGGTTTACTAGACAAGAGTTTATTGATGGAACTTATATTATGAGCTGGAACAAAGGTAGGTGGGATAAACTTAGAAAGCAAGGCTGGATAGAAACTTGGAGACATAGAAATAGAACCAGTATTAAGTATTCTATATTTAAAACCTCTTTTAAATGCTCTCAACTAATAAGTAGGATATATAGGGTACTTCTAGGTGAAGAAGATTTACCAACATCAGAAAGAAGTATATTTTTTAATAACCGATCATATACTGATAAAGTTTATAATAAAGCTATAGATGATATGATCAAAGATAAAGACAGGTAATATGGCATTTAAAATGAAAGGTTTTAGCGGGTTTAATAAAACAATTAAAGAAAAAGAAAGCTTTACAGACAGAGAAGAGTCTTATATGGATAAGGTTTATGCACAAGTAGACAAAATGATGGGAGATACAGGTACGGGTTTTAGTGCACAAGACTTAGCGAATATGTCTGAGCAAGAAAGAATAGGTAATATAGACGGTTATGAAAAAGGAGATTTTTCTAAAATGGTTGCAAAAGCTAAAAATATAGTTAAAAGATAAATAATCATGGCATTCAAACAAAAAGAACCAATATTCAAAAATAAACACGAAGGTGGTGATGCTAAAACAGGTCATGGAGCTAAAGATGGACCAGACGTTTATTATACTAGAGATGGTAAATCAAAAAAAGTTGCGAATATAGACGAAGAAAATTTAGAAAACAAAGTAAGAAAAGATTTAGTTTTTGGTAGGTTTGTTGTTCATACTGACCCAGACACTGGAAAGAAAACAAAATATTACTTTAAAAAACCTTAAATATGTTAAATAAATTATTTTCAAGCGGAGCTACTGAACTAGTTAAAAGTGTCGGTGGGGTTATAGATAACTTACACACTTCAAAAGAAGAAAAGCTTGAAGCAGAAAAACAAATAAAAGATATGATAATGGGTTACGAAGCTGAAATGCAAAAGCAAGTAACCGAAAGATGGAAGGTTGATATGCAATCTGATTCTTGGTTATCAAAAAATATAAGACCATTAGTTTTAATATTCTTATGTGTATCAACAGTGCTATTAATATTTATAGACGCTGGTGTTATATCGTTTGAAGTTAAAGCATCATGGGTGGACTTATTACAATTAGTACTAATAACTGTTATTGGTGCGTACTTTGGTGGTAGATCACTAGAGAAAGTAAAAAAATAAATTAACTTAAATTAAATAAAATGGCAAAAAGAAAAACTCCTAAGGTTAAAGACCTTAAGGCTGAAAAAATTTCAGATGAACAATTAAAAAGAATGCAAACTCTTGTTTCACAAATAAATAAAGTACAGTTTGACATAGGACAATTAGAGGCTAGAAAACACGAATTTGTTCACATGCATTTAGGTATCACTGAAGAAATAAGAAAACTACAAGAAGAGCTTAAAAAAGAATATGGCACTACGGATGTAGATATTCAAAGTGGAAAAATTAAATATAATGAATCACATAATTAGAAAAATTACTATAGGTAAGGACTATAAAAACGATGCTATGCATTATGCTGTAGGTCAAGACGTATATGGTGGACATACTATATGCGAAATACTTGAAGAAGAAGATAAGTACTCTGTTTATATTAGAAAAGGTCAAGTTGTTATACCTTGGAAAGACTTTAATAAAAACATGGCTATATCAGTTGAGTATAATCTAGAGTATTAATGAGATCTATATTTGACTTTATAGTAGAACCTTTTGGTGAAAGATATAATAACACTGTTGACGTAGGAAAAAAAGAGTTAATTATAAACAACGAAATGTCTAATCATCAGTTTGTTAATAGGGTAGCGAAAGTTTTAGCAACACCTATATCTATAGAAACGGAGGTAAAAGTTGGCGACTTGGTTGTCGTGCATCATAATGTGTTTAGAAGAATGTACAACATAAAAGGTAAAGAGAAAAATAGTAGAAGTTTTTTTACAGAAAACAAATACTTTTTACAACCAGATCAAGTTTATGCTTATAAAAATAAAAACTCTTGGAAACCAATAAAAGGTTATTGCTTTGTTAAGCCGGTTGAAAATGATGATAAATATAGTACTGAGCTTGAAAAACCTTTAGTAGGTATAATCGAATATGGTAGTGGTGGTTTTAAAAAAGGAGACGTTGTTGGTTTTTCACCTGGAGATGAGTATGAGTTTGTAATAGAAAACAACAAGCTCTATAGAGTCATGAATAAGTTTATTACAATTAAATATGAAAGTGAAAGAAACGAAAAAGCTTATAATCCAAGCTGGGCATAAAGCTGTAGAAGAATTAATTAATGTAGCTAAAGAAAAGATTATTACCAATACAGAAGATGATGTTTCTGCTGATAGATTAAAAAACGCGGCGGCTACAAAAAAGCTAGCTATATTTGATGCTTTTGAAATACTTAATCGTATACAAGAAGAAGAAAATATATTAGAAGGTAAAACAAAAGAAGAGAAAAAACCTAAAGCTTTTAAAGGTTTTGCAGAAGGTAGATCAAAATGAGTTATAAACAAAGCTTATATAAAATAATTGAACCGGTTAAAAGAAATACTATTAACCGACTTAACAAATCTAAAAAATGGAAATATGGATACAATAAAGAAAACGATATCGTTGTTATATCAAAAACTGGTAAAATTGGTGAGATACTTGAAATACAAGGGTTGCGAATTGCTTTGCCGTTGGAACCAGTGCACGTGCACACCAATGAAAAAAGCAAGTGGCAAAAAATAGAATATCCTAAAGAACTAAGTAAACTAAAAAATATATTTGACTGGAGATCATACCCAGAAGAATCAAAAGATCAGTGGTTTGATTATATAGACGAAGAGTTTAAACGTAGAGATGAAGGTTTTTGGTTTAACAACAACGGTAAACCAACTTACATAACGGGTAGTCATTACATGTATTTACAGTGGAGTAAAATAGATGTAGGTGCTCCAGATTTTAGAGAAGCTAATAGACTGTTCTTTATATTTTGGGAAGCTTGTAAAGCTGATAAACGCTGTTACGGTATGTGTTATTTAAAAAACAGACGTAGCGGTTTTTCTTTTATGAGCAGTGCTGAAACAGTTAATTTAGCAACAATATCAAGTG